TTAGCACGTAACTCGCTTTTTCAGATGTAGCTGATGGACTGCTTGCAGAATGTTTTTCTGCATTCTCTCCACTCCAATTGCCGTATCCAGCGCATAAACCGATCGGCGCGAAGCATCAGCAAGGGAAAGATAGGCTTCCTGCACCTTTTGCAGCATGGCATGATTCGCATCTACTTCGGTTCGCAGAAAAAAGGTTGCATCAGGTCGCTTCGTCAAATCACTCATCGTGGCATACCAGGAAAGAGGAGTATCTTTTATATAGAAGAAGTAATAATTGGACAGTTCGTAATGATCAATGATGATAAAATCAACATTATCCTTCGAAATCCTCGCCATTTCTCGCTGGTAGTCCAGAAAATCCGCTTCAAAAAGCTTACCTACCGCTTTCTCATCCAGCTCAATTTCGCAGCGAAGCCACATGCCAATGACCGCTCCGATTGGGGTATCTAAACGTGGAAACGATACTCTTTTCACTTTATATCCGAGGCATCGCAAATTTTCTTCCAGTAACGCCGCTTGGGCTTCCTTCGCGTTGGCGTCAATTCCTTCGAAAGCGACAATCGTGGGTTGTCTCATGGCGCTACATCGTCTCCTCTTTTGTCGAGATTTCCTCTGCTGCTTCGCGAAGCTTTTTCTCTGCTTCAAGTTCAGCAGCCTGAGTAGCCAAATGATCTGCCAGCATTTGCTCGAATTCTTCCTTTGTAATCTCGTAAATCTCGGAATGGAGTCGGTTCACTGTGTACCCCATACCGTCTGTCAGCAAAAAGTTTGTGTAGGTCAATGGCTCCTCACGAAACTCCTGCTTTTCGTAATCGAAGGCAATGACTGCTTTTTCAATGCCCGCTACACAACCGCCGAACCAAATATTTACCTCTTCTTCTCCACCTTCGGCTGTAGGCGTTGTATGCATATTGGTCGGAACGTGTACATATTTTCCAATGACCTGATGGGCAAGCTCCTCGGTCAATTCCTCATTCATCTTTTTCAACAAAACTGCCATGCTGGATCATTCCTTTTCATCGATTATTTGTGTATGTTCACAGCTCACCGTACTGCTTCAAAATCGCCTTGATGATTTGACACACTCTTTCCTTGCTGATATTGAATCTCTGGCCAATTTCCTCGTGGTAATAGCCTTCGCTTCTCATCTGGAGAATCAGTTTGTCTCGCGTGGACAGCTTCATATACTCCATAATGTCGATCATCATTTCTACTTCCTCATATCGAAACTCCTCAATCGGAGCAGCAATACGGCTGATCATTGTTTCCTCTTCATTCTCATCTCCATCAGAAACAAGAACTGCATTACTGTTTGTCAGGTTTTTTTGCGTGCCGGCTTTTCGCAAGCAGTCGCGAATTTTATTCGTAATCACATGATCGACAAAGGTAGTCACTCTGGCTTTTTCCTGGTCGTAATCCTTCATCGTGCGATATACCTTTAAGAGAACCTCCTGAACGACATCATCATGAGTCATTCCTGCAAACGTCATTCCGGTCAGCTTGGCTTCACAGTTTTCCTTTGCCTTCTGCAAAAAATCATCGACTTTCCCTGCGAAAAATAACTCGTCCATTTGGTGAAGTTGATCTGTCATGAACTTCATCCCCCTCCTCATGCTCCTATTCACAGTTGCTCTATCACACTAGGTAATTGGAGGAGGGTTTTAGCAACCAGCTTTCAAAATTTTTTTCGGACAAGTTTGCAAGGTACCAGCGGTGAATACTTTTCCATTCAAAATCTTCCATGAAGCACACTGACGCTTGATGTACCATTGGCAATCGCGGCAAATGTCATGAACCACACAACGACAAGTCATAGGCACGACATCCTGTTCCTTTGCTGACAACACGATGTCATTGACTGTCATTTTCTTTTGGCAGGCTTTTTCATAATCACATCCCTGACAGGCCATGCTACCCACCAATCCTGACGATCCCAATTCCTTTTAGGGACTCAGGATTCACTTGAACATGCTCGCGAAAGAACTCTTCCAAAACGGCTATGGGGGTGTCTTGGGTCGACGTATATTTCATGACCTGCACCTGCTCTCCATCTGCCGAAAAACTAATCTGATATAACATGGTTTCTCCCCTCCTTTTGCCTCTTGTCGAATCTATACGAAGCGATTTGCGATGAATTAAGCGGATTTTGAAATAAAAAAAACCAGCCGTTTATTCCAGCTGGTCCTCTACGTATAATTCCTCTATCATTTCCTCTGTGATATTCATCTTCCCAAATTCCTGACAAACTCTTTGAAATCCAAGCAGCAAGGAATCATTTTCTGTGAAAACCTCGTTCAGATCCATTCCCAGCATGCCAAGCGCATCACTGAGCTCCTCCCAACCTTCGCGATCGATATCCTCTCCTAGTAGAAATTCAGCTAATGCAGCAATAATTACGACATACAATACGGCTTTTTTGGAATCTCTCATTCTTATCCCCTCTATTCTTATTGTTTGAAATAGAATAGACAGTTTGGAATGAGTTTTCTCCCTATAAAAAGAAAAAGCCCGCTGTGGACGGGCTTACTTTACATCTGAGATGATTTTTTGAATCAAGCTTTCATCAATCAAATGGCTGGCTACTGTCAATGCCTTAGCCATTCGTTCCTTATCTCCATCCAAAACCTCGTGGATAATGTGACGCACACTTTCTTCATTCAGCATGAAGTTCTTGGCCATCGCCATAATCCCGACAACGGCTTCATGATCTTCAAGCGCCTTCGCAGAAACTTTTTCCTTCGTTTGTTGAATGATGATTTGTATCCTATCACTTCGCAATGTTATGACCTCCTGGCTTATTTACGACCGAATATGTATTCCAAGGGAGACTTCTTCCCCATCTGTCTAACCTATGAACGTAGAAGGAGCATCTTTTGTTCCAAAAAATCTCAGCTAAAGGGGGTGAATCATTCGTGGTTGTCGATCTCTATCATCATCTCTATGAATTACTTTCTACGGATAGCCAGTTGCTCGGATTACTCGGCATTGCTCCAGAAGACAAGGACTCCCTATCCAGGCAGATTATCAAGCAAAGAAAGCTCGCTCCGCTATCTGATGTTGCGAAGCCTCTCCTTTCCTTCTACGCAACTTCCGGAAAGCGCGACACCGATAATCCCCTCCTTCTCACCAGCTTTTTCCGATTGGATGTGATCACGCCTGGTGATATCGAGCTGGCGCATCAAATCGCGAACCATCTTTTCCATCTATTAGACGGCAAAAGCTTATCGATCAATGGAATAGAAGGTTTGGACACCTATGTTGTCTCCCAGCAGGAATCCGATACAGGCCATTCCTCTGCGTACTGTTTCACACTGGTTACGAAGTTTACTTTGCAAGTTTGTTAGACATTTCAAAACCCCGTCTATCCTATGACAAGCTGATCGCGGTTCCCTTTTCACACGATTCAGCAACAACACCCAAATCCCCTATCTAGAAGGAGTGACTTTCATTGTCTAAAAAAATGATTATCAAAGGTGTCGGTCAATTTCTTGCCAAACGCGCTTCCAAAGATGGAAATGGCGTCGAAGTCATTACGCTTGGTAATATGCAGGACCTGAAAATTGACATGAATGTTGAAATGGAGGATATCTTTGGCGGCGATGGACTCTTCGCCATTGACACTCTCGTCAAATCCAAAAGCATTGAGATTACCGCAACGGATGCCAAATTTGATCTGGCGGCTCTCGAGCTGATGATGGGCTCCAAGCTGCAAGAACAAAAGAGCGACTATGTGTATGTACTGGGTGAGCAAAAAGCAGTTACTGCTGGCAGCCTGGATCGCACAGCATCCACTGGCGACGCTGGTGTTTGTGAAGTCGAGTTTGGCGGCAAGCTCTTCAACGGTGGCGGATTTGCTGTTCGTCTAAAAAATAGCAATCGCCTTTTGAAACAAGTGAAGTTGAGCACGTCTGCTGCACCACAAGCTGATGAGTTCATGGTGGATACTTTCAATAACGGCAGCGATATCAAAACTCGTTTGATCTTCTCTCCTGCCCTGCTCAATGAAGATGTGGTCTTCAACTATCAGCGAATCGAAACCGTAGACGTGGTTGACATTTTGATGGATGAAGTGCCATTCCCGGTTCATGTCGTCCATCACGGCTCTTTCCTGCAAAAGGACGGAACCTATGCAGGCATTGAAACAGAGCTGTTCTCCTGCATGGCAAAAGGCAGCTTTTCGATCGATGCGGCACGCTCCACGGCCAGCACTTCCGCTATTTCCTTGTCCGTTATTGATCCAGAGCGAGCAGATGGCAAGCTAGGCAGTGTGAAACGCTTCGTATCGGCCAAAAAAGTGTAACTCTTTAGAGGTTAAGCAGGCTGAGTGGAGAGCCCGTGCTCTTCGCTCTTGCCTTGCTTTTTTCAAAGGGAATAACTTACAACGAATCATAGCGAACGACAACTCATTTTAGCAAGTAGATATATTTAACAAATACAATCTAGCATTGTTCAAGGAGGGATTCTTCCGTGCTAAACCACCAAGTAGATCTGGAAAAAAAACACGCAGAGATGATGAACCAAGAAGCTGTAGAGCGTATCAAAAAACAGCAGGAGGCTGATCTGGTAGAGGCTATTTTCTTTGAAGATGATAGTGAAATCATGCTGCGTGACGGCAAAACCTACCGTATTCCGCCTGTGACCTTAAAAGACGCCCGCATCCTGATGAAAAAGCTAGGAACCATCCATATCGACGCGATCATTCTCAATTTTCTCCCCTATGAAAACAAGGAAGAAGACCTATTCGATATCCTGCTTCTGGGCTTTCGCAACTACCCTACGGTTACTCGTGAGTACTTGGATGAACATTGTGATTTGGAGACGGCCAAAAAGCTTATTAACATTCTCATTGGTCTAAACGGCTTAAAAAAGTAGAGAGTGGCGAGGGTGACAGTTCCACCATTCGCGATACGGAATCTGGTGAGCCACTTGATTGGGGCGATCTATTTTTTCATCTCCATAAGGACTGTGGTTTGAAGAAATGGGATATTTGGGAGTACACCCTTCCCCAAGTAGCAGAATTAATGAAGAGAGTGAACAAATACATTCAATTTGAGGTAGAGACACGCATGGGACTTCCTTTCTTGAGAAGAAAGGGTACGAATTCTGCTGCCAGTTCTCCCCATGCATCTAGTTCGCAAGACTATCAGGAAATTTCCGAAGACGATATTGCCGTACTTGGCAAAGTGTTAGGTGGTCTATAACCCGTTTCTGTCTATTCTAAGACCAGAACGGGATTTTTCTTTTGAGGAAGGTGATATTCATGGAAGCTCAACGTTTGACCGATGCCCTCCGCTCTATAACGAGTGCTGCACGGAGTGTTGTAGAGCAGTCGGCATCCCCATTTCGAGCCGAGCAAGCTACCCCATTTTTTCAAGCAATGAATCAGCAACTGTATGAATTACGCCAGATGATACGCGACATTGAGTCGAAGCCGCTCAGCTTTTCCCGTAAGTATGAGTCTCAGCCTAGTTCCCATGCTGCTCCTGCTTCCCGGCTGTCCGTAAGCACTGGAGCCATTTCCCCGTTCCGCTTTGCTACTGTTGCTGATGCTCCCGTTAAAAGAACAGAAAAGTTCTACGGCAAAAGAAGCAACCTTCACCCAAAAGTATGGGAAGAGGCTGCCGTAAATATGTTGCGAAACATGATGAGCAGCGGCCTTCACACGCTTATTTCCTCGATGGACATCGAAAATTGGGAGTCAGCGAAATCTTTGAACCGCATGATAAAAAAAGCAGAACGCAATTTTTTGTTCAAAGATACAAACATGATGGATTTGGCTCAGACACGCGTTTCAGGACGAACGACGAATCAAAAACAAGTGGAAGAAGAAGCACTTGGTTTGCGCGAATACTTGCGATCAGGAGTCAAACAAGACCTGCGGGATATCGCGCTAACACATGCCGTCAGCCTTGAAGAAGTAACCAGAGCCTACTATACGTCTTCTCGCCAATCAAATGATCCGCATGTAACCGTAGCCGATATTCGAAAGAAAGCAGCCATGTTACCAAATGACCCTCTTGCTCCCCAAACCCGGATGCAAACCATCTGGCAGGCAGCCTCCCTTGAAGCCTTCAATATTTTTAAAAATCAGCCCGGTAGCTTTCCCTCGCTTTTGGTGCACCTGCTTCAGCGCATGAGAGAAAGCCAGAGCCAATTATCGCTCGCTGTTCGTCTGTTGAGAAGTGCTGTGGATCAATACGGAGGAAAAGCCGCCTACGTCAAAGCCCGGCGCAATCTTCATGAAGGAAGTGAGCAGCGAAGACAAGAGCATGTTACCACACTGCTTGGTCAATCCTCTTCTCCCTTTACACAAGAAGCGTTGGAAATCCAGTCCTGGCAATTGCAAAATCTATCTTCCTATCAGGCAGCCCGCACTCGATTGATTCGTAACAGGTTGGAACAGAAAAAGGTACAAGAGCTGTATCCTCACAATGATCGATTGCTAAAGGCATTGATTGCGGAAGAGAAAAAGCTGCTGAAACAGTTGCATCTGCTCTGGTTGAAGATGCGCGATGTAGAGCGTCAGGCACATTTGCTCGCCAGCCGAATTCATTTGGTTCAGCGCGCATTTGGTGGATTGCAGAGCACGATTACCACCTTGATTCCTGCCGTCTCCTCGCTGGACGAAAGACTGCGTGCTCTCTCTGATACATCCGTTGCTACTGATGAGCAAATCAAGAACATGACCAGTGACTTAGAAGAGCAAGAGAAACAACTCCAGAAAACACGGGAAGCCTTGAAGGAATTGACAGAAGCACTATCCACGGCTGTACCCAAACCTCCGACTGCCACAGCGGGTCCTCAGGCTGCTTCCTCAACTCCAGCCGCTAGCAGTTCATCCTCTGCCGCTAGCAGATTGACCCCTGTTGCTGCTCTCCTTTTTGAGGAATTCTCGGGGGATTTCAAGACGAAAATACGGGAAAAGTTCTTGAAAGGAAAAAAGAAGGAGGACAAGAAAGAATCGGACGATACGGCGGATGATACGGATGAGTCAAGCTCCACACCGGATATCCCAACAAGAGAGAGAGCAAACAGAGATTCAACGCCTCCCGATGATACAACCCAGAGAGTACCACTTTGGCGAAAAGGATTAAAAAACGCCGGGAAATTGTTAAAAGGTTTTGGTCTCATAGGCGTTGGCATCACGGCGCTAAATTTTGTGGATAGCCTTAACAAAGATTGGCTGCAACCTATGTTTATGTCCGATTCCCAGAGACAAAGCAGAGTGTTGGAAAATCAAAAAGGCCTCGTGGATGACTTCGTGAGTATTGACAAAATGCCTCCTGGTTTAAAGCATGCTTTTTTTGCATCGACATTTCTTACAGGTCTTGGAGATGGTTTGATCAACTTCATGGGTGGCACTGCTCCTTCATGGGGCGATTACTATAACGCTTTCGAAGCTGCTTACAAATATGATGGCAAAGACCTCAAAAATGAGTTAAATAAAACCTTCCAGCCAGACAGCAAGGAAGCTGACCTCGAACTCGAAAAACTCAAAGCAAAATATAAAAAAGACGATGAAAAAGAAAAGTACTCTCGGTTTATTGATATTGATGGAGACGGCTCCAAGCTGAACAATACCGCCGTTCCTTCATGGGATGAAGTCAAAACACTTGACCTTGGCAAGGAAGTAGTTGGTTATAATCTGGAATTACTCGACTTAAAGGACGCGATCCTTGAAGCCAATTTTAAGAAAAAAAAGGCTGAGCTATTGGCTCAGGGCAAAACGGAAGATTCACCAGAAATGCGAGCTATCAGAGAAGAGTACTACTCTGGTAAAGGGGAAAATAATAAAACATCCCGTTCTAAGCTTGACAAGCTCACATCGAACATCCCCGACAATACTGATGCCAAACTAGTAGGACAATTAGCACTCGCGGGCTTAGACGCTTCTCATGCACAAAATAATCTTGATAAAATCAACGAAAACGCTAGCGCCGAAATTGAATCTGCGATGAGCAAAGTGAGCTCTGACCTGGCAAATAAAGAGCATCAGTATTACATTGACCGAAGCGAAGCACTCTTAGCTGGTCACCGTCCCAATTCCGAATTCATTAAGAAACTCGAGGAAAAATATTTACGCAGTACGATTGAGTCGTTAGATGCAGGGAATTCTGACATGGATCGTCTTTTGGCCGAGTACCAAAACAACGAGACATTCAAGAAAAGCATTGAGGACTTTAAAAAAGGCCTCGAAAAAGCCAAGTACGACAATCTCGTATCTCTGCATATGTCCAAGCAGCCTACCAAAGGAACCTTCAACATGCCCGAAGGCTTGCAGCCACTTACCTACTGGGGCATGCAAACGGCCAATGGAACACACAGCACCTACGACTTTACCTATGGCGGCGACAGCAATGTGAACATTACCATCGCCAACATGAGCGGAACGGAAGCTGACCTCCAACGCCTCGGCTCGACCGTCAGCGAAGCCGTTCGCAGCACACAAGCAAGCCTTTCTACCGAATTAAGCCAACAAGTCCGCTCTGGAATCGCCACGAGCTACACGAGATTGTAAGGAGGTACAGAAATGACCCAACAATACGCCTTTGGCACTGCCAATCAGCGCTACAAAAAAAAGCTGTTCCTTGATACTGGCTTTGAGTTTATCGAAGTAAACGCCCGACTCATCGAGCCGTATTCTCCGCCAAGCCCCCAGCCTTCCTTGCGCGAAATCAAAATCATCAACGCTCCCTCGCACATCCACCACTCCGGTTTTAGCAGCTACCAGTGTTCATTGACCTTGCTTTTTCCAGACAAGGAATCGTATAACCAGTACTTGAGCTACGCAGGCTGGACCCACAAGTTTTACGATGAAAAGGGAAGCATTTTTCTGGGAAGCGCAGAATCTATTACCCCTCAAGTACTTGAGGCAGGACGGCGCTACAGCGTAACCGTCGATCTGATCCTCATCAAAAAAGACTCAATTGAGCGCGAATCACGCTTTCAGTTTCAAGATATTGAAGGGCATTGGGCGCAGAAAAACATCGAGGAAATGGCCGATCTTGGACTAATTACGGTTATTACCCGAGATGGGAAGCCCGTCATTTACTTCCGCCCCAATGATTTCGTGACGCGCGCCGAATTTATTGCTTTTTTGAATCGGACAAGGCGGCTGGTAGAGCGGATGATTCGGGAATAGCTGAGGCTGTTCCGGGTTTCTGTCTACTCTATATAGGAGGTGATGAAAATGATCAGCTGGGCTGATGTGAATGAAAAAGATTGGTTTTTTAATGAAGTAATGGAAGCCAGCAATTATTTGATGGCCGACGGAGAACCGTTCATTCAAGGAATTGCTTATGGCTCCTTTGAAAGCAATGCTCCTTACTTGTATGAGGAGCAAAAGGGCTCTACCGGACAAAAAGTATTTACGCTCGCAGCCAAATTGACACCGGGTGCAGATAACCCCCTCTTTGTCTATATTGACGGCACGCAAACCCTGTTCAAAGAAATTCGGCCGAATCAAACTGACCCGAACAAAACGGACGTCGAGCTGTATTACGCACCATCTGCCAACTCGGTTGTCGCTTTTTCCAGCTTCGGCAAGCCTGCCTTGGATCGTTTTGGCAAACCGATTCCTCCCAACTCCTCTTCCTTTGCTTACCCGAACAAACGCCTCGATAACGGAGACACGTATTTCTATAATCCCTTTAGCCGCCAATTCAACGAGTATTTGTACGCATATGGTCGCTCCTTGAAGCGAATTGATGTGCCAGAAGAGGAATGGAAATCGACACCTGCCCAAGACCTCGCCAAAAAATATATCGGACTCAAGCAAGACGTCTACATGGTCAGTCCTGCTCCGAGTGCAACGATTTATCTTCCTTACAATCTAAACGGCGTACAGGTGCGCTTCATCTACAACAGCTACGAAAACGGCGCTCTCTTTATGCGAGGCGGATATTTTTCAGTGAAAAGTCCTGGCGTATGGAGAAACGATCGCTTCTTTCCCAATGCCTACATCAATCGGGCAGAGGCTTTTCTGCTCATTGATCGGCTTCGGCGTTCTTTTTACCAACGCTTTACGGATTCACAGCCTCCCACACAGCGGCTGGATGAATCCCACATGGCATATGAGGGACAACGTGTTTTTCGTCTGAACGGTACCTATCCTGCGGGTAAAAAGCTGCTTACGGTCAAAGTGGATGGAAAAGTGGTGAACAGTTCCGACTATCAAGAATTTGATGATCATACGGTGCTGTTCAACATGCCGCTTGAGGCGGGCAAAAACGTTCATTTCCTCTATGTCAAAGAGACGAGCACCCGCTTTGAAGATGTCGGGCGCGAAAAATATATGTACAACAGCAACACCGGGGAAAAAATTGCGCTAAACGGCGGGATGACAGGCAGCAAGCCTTCATGGTGGGCACCATCCGTCCTCTCTATGGAAGACGAGCGGTTTGGCAACGGAGATTACCTGGTCGAGGGCATTGCGATCAACAATTTCGTCGATGGAGCGGCTGTCGTCAACCACATGTACGAGGTATCGTCATCCAACGCGGAAGAGAAAGAAAAATGGTTCATGCCTTACTCGCTGCTCACCCGGGCACAGGCCGTCTCCTTTTTGAATCGCTTTCGAAAATGGTCCCTGGAACGTTTTAAATAGGAGGTGCTTTCATGCAAACGATGTCCAATGAGCTGCGCAGAATTCTCTCCGAAAGACTCAAACTGGGAGAATTGTCAAAACCCGCATGCCGCGTCGAGATAGATCGACTCATCTTCGTGCCGGGCCGTACCGAAGAACTCGATTTCATTATGAGTGATCCGCAGGAAGAGAAAACATTGACCCGCACCATCATTCAAGATGGTTCAGGAGAAGGCGGAACTGCTCTATCCAAGATTTCTTTTGTCTTTCCCGTAGAGGGCAAAAGCATCCGAGATATTACCGCCTATATGGGCGACAATCGCAAACACCAAGGGATCGATATCGCTTGTCCGGTCGGTACGCCTATCAAAGCGACCTGGGCTGGCAAGGTAAGAAAAGTGAGTGTGTCTGAGAAATATAGAAGCTACGGCTTTCACGTAGAAATTCAGCATGCGGATGGCATGTGGACCCGCTACGCCCATATGAGCGAAATCCACGTCAAAACAGGGGATTATGTCACGCAGGGCACCACAATCGGAAAAAGCGGCAATACAGGCGATGTCCGCTCTGCCGGGGTTAAGACCATGGGCACCTATGACGATCCCAATTCCCCCCGTTCAAAAGGAAGAGGAGCTCATCTGCACTTTGAAGTCTGGAACGGACAAGCCGTCATCGATCCGTTTCCTTATATGAATGGCTCGAAGCATCTGTTCGCTGCCTCTTCCAATAACGGCGCAGGTGTCACAACCGATGCCACCTATGTTGGAACGCCAGGAGCAACTCTTTTTGATGAACGCTTTACCAATAATACGTGGCACACAAAATCTGTCTACAAAGTAGACGAGCTAACCAAAAAGCTATCCATGATCGAGAGAAGCTCGACGGAGCATAGCAACCTCACCTTTACCTTTGATCCCAAAGGGTACAAGACCGTCTTCCCATCCCCTACTGTAACAACAGGCATGAATCTCAAGCTGACCTCCGTTCACCCCGGCATTTTTAGCATGGGGTTCTCCACCAACTTCGGTGAAGGTGCCGGCGAGCTGCGCGTTTTTTTCAATGGAAAAATGCAAATCAAGGTCAACAAATTCTCCGGGACAGAAAACGTTGAGATTCGTGATATTCCTTTTCCCAATGGCGAAATGGAAATCCGCATCGAGCTGTTCTGGAATGGAAAACAAGTCAATCGCTTTTCCCTCCAATACATTCAGATCAAGGAATTGCAAGGGCGACCCGATCTGTACGGGAACAAAGATAAAGTCGATCCGACGATACAGCAGGAGTTTTTTGAGGAACGGGAAATTACGAGCACCTTCATGCCTGGTCAGCCCCGAAAAGTATCGCTTCAGGTCGGAAAGTTTGTCTATATGGACACCCTTACTCTGGACAATATTAACCATATCGAAATGGACGACCAGTTTGAAATGGAATCATGTGAGGCACGAATCACGATTTCAAACCCGGGCGGCTACTACAGCCCGGACTATAATCCGTTTTACTTTCCCGAAACCTACAAGGAAACCCCTTGGTCTTATTTTGTGAACGGATTCCATGTCGGTGTCCTCTCTGAAAATACTCCTGTTCGGATCTACATAGGTTACGGTCTGAATTTGATGCGAGTATTTACTGGGTTGATCGACAAGCTCGATTTGAATGGCGAGGAATCGACCATGACCATTTACTGCCGCGATATGTATAAAAAGATTTTGAACAAGGTCATTACCGAGGACAAGCAATATCCCCCAGACATCGGACATTCTGCCGCGCATGATACCAATGTTTTTTCCTCGATGTCTCGTCGGGACAAAATCATCTCGATGGCCAAAAAGCAGGCCAAGCAGCAGGGTCCAGAGCTCGATTATAAATTTCTGCTAGCCATTGCGGAGCACGAAACCAAAATGGGCACGTTGGGGAAAGGTCTGCCTCCAGGAGACTTCATTCTCGGGTATGGATGCTATACCGGTGAAAAATGCGATCCGCAATACCAAGGGATCGAACGACAGCTCTATCGCGGAGCCGTTCGCTATCGGGAAGCCATGGCGAGCAAAGAGTGGCGCTTCCAATCTGTCGACGACGTCAAATATTTTTGGCAAGGAGGAGATAAAGGAGCCTATCAATGGGCGAGCGATACGAATTGGTATAACAGCGTGTGGCAAATCTATCAAAAATTCCGTTCCAGCACGGAGTTTGATTCGATTCCTGAGTGGGAGGGTACCGCACCTGTCCCAACCGAACCAACTGCCAAAGCCGCCTACCTCAAATCAGCCATCGTACAAGACTTGATCGCCCATGCAGGAATGTATGGCTGGCGCAGCAATCCGCAAGACATTTACTACCCCTATGCCATCGTACAAGAGACGAGCTATACCCATGCGACGCAGGCAACAGGCAAGGTTTTCAAAGCTGTACCGGATAAAGAGGGCGAATTCGTAGAAGTCGATGCCGAATCCATTTTGACCCCAAAAGGTTGGAAAAATCCTTTTATTGAGCCGCCCGGACGCAAATTCGAATCGTATCAATACAAAGTGGGAGAAGCCATCTCGGAAATCATGAAAGATACAGAATTCCGTTCCTATTGTGACCGTTACGGTACGTATCGCTTGGAAGAGATTGATATGAATCGGCCGATTGTGGCTACTTATACGGAGCACGACAATTTGATCACAATTCATAAGACGATCGATTTTTCCCGTGGCAGAAGCCACCTAGTCATTTTGGACGAAGAAAATAAGGCTGGTCATTTCGTAGATACCGAGATTTTGATGGAGCTAAAAGGCGAGGTCCGCACAGGTGTGAGGCATGTTCCTTTTGCGAAGACAGACGAATTGAAGCGACTGGCCGCGCGAAGAACGTTTTTTGATATAAAACGCTTGTGCCGTACGCTGCAAATTTCCATCCCCGGCAACCCTGCCCTGGATGTTCTCGATCGCATTTACATTATCGACTCCAATACAACCACCCGCGAAGCGTATACGATCAAAGGAATCCGTACGATGTTTGATGCGCAGAACGGCTATATGCAAATCCTCGATTTATTTTGGAGCAACAACGAGGGGGCGATTGTGTAATGGCCGGGATTGCGAATGATTATTTGATTTATCCGATTCTCGATTTGATCCGTGATGAAGTCCACCGTATCACGACAGTCACAGCAGACCCGTTCGCCGAGGAACCCTCTGTTCGTCTGATCCGGGAGCATCCCCTCGATCCGGAAAAGGTCACGGGTGCCAAGCTGTTCTACGAGTCTGGCTACATGCTGGATATTTCCCTCACGTTTGGCTCTACAGACACTACCACCTTCCCCCTTGAAGTCGATCAGCTCCATCCAGACTGGGAGTACTATTCTCTATGGCGCTTGACCTCGGTTACCGCTGCGGGCTACGCACCTGACGGAAAAACGGTAGGATCTTACCTGATCCGTCTACTCTATGATACGAGGGGCCTCTTAACTGGCACCGATGTCCTTCGTATAGAGAAAGAGAGGTGAGTACAAGTGGGCTTCTCCGTTGTTTATTCTGGCGGGGGCGTGATCGACAAGGTACGTGAGCTCCCCTACCCGCACTTTTCCAAATTTACCGAGCCCTTCATTCGCGGACGCATGATTGATGTGACTGCGTCCAAGCAAGTCTTTTCCGATACCTATGCCCTTCCCTATCCGACAGAATTTTTATCCGTGGCGTTTGCTACCAATAACTACTGCGTCGGCGATTACTGGGAGCTGAGTCTGGACGGCGTGAAGGTCTGTGAGACGATTTATACCAAAGAGCTCCCGGAGTCAGTCTCGATGGGAAACAGCTTTGGGATCGTCTATCCGTTGAAGCCAAATGCGCAGGTCCGCTTTGACTTCCACAACATTTCAGGTACGGAAAAGAAAGTTTGGTACAATGTGAAATTTTTACGCAAGAAACTGTAAAGGAGGCGTATGGATGCCTAGTAAACAAGTAGCTTGGATCGAGGGCGAGGTCACAGCCGATTTGCTCATCAACAAGCTGGCTGATGAAATCGTCAATGCCAAAATCCCGGAGACTAAGAACCGCTGGGAAAAGGTGTTTGAGGTTAATGAAGATAAGTGGGTTACGTATACGAAGACGATTGTTGCAGATACGCAAGGGACGTACAAGCATACGGATGGGAAGACATATCCGGTTTATGTGTTGCCGGATTTGCGGGAGTTACGAGGCAATGGAGGGACTCTGCTCGTTGATAACAATGGTTATATCTTTGAAACGATTAATACAGAGAATGTGAAATCAAGTAAAAAAATTCAGGTAAAAGAGTTTGTCTATAAAAATGATGCAGGGAACGATATCACCCTATCTGTTCCCGGTCTGCTAGTGGTGAATGTCGATGATACCGACCCTGCTAACACCGTCAGGAAGAAATGCTATGTAGTGCAACAGGGCAAGTATGAGTTGGATGGGGTAACATTCACCCCTGGAAAAGAGTGGGATGAGTATAAACTCATTACACAAATGCCCTCTGATTGGAACGATCTTCTTTCAAAAGGTCAATGGTCGGTATTTTACTACTCTTGGGAATGGACTTATGTCCGTCCTACCCTCTACAAATTCGGAATGGTCAAATACATTGCCAACCCCGTTCATCACTATGACCGCACTGTCGTCCTAAAAGCCGTTCCTGACGTACCTTCCGGCCAAACGCCTAACGATTATTTCGTCATGCTGAAGCATCCCATCCAGCAATACAACTACTTGGATGTGTCCTACGGCAAAGGCTTCACAGGCAAAAATCCGGTTGGAAACTCTGCCGATACGTACCAGCTTGCCTGCGACAAGAGCACCGTCATCCCCGGTAAAGTCCCGGTCGTCCTCGACCAAAAACAGGCCGAACTCCAATACAACAAATGGAACAATCCTGACTACACCGACAAATACACCCCGCCTCACGAAGCATGGGCACACGATTACGACGACAAGGTCGAAATCAAAAGCCCTTCCTCCCACTTTTTCTACGGCGCTGACTCTGTCGTCTCTTGGGTACCAAACAAGAAACGTCGCCCAGACTATTGGGTCGAATACAACCTCTCCGTCAGCAATGATCGTGTAGCAATCGTGATTGAGGGCGATCCATCGCCTGATATGGATGCCTACTACAGCAGCTTTGCTTATATCGGTAAAACTATTCCTTTTGCTGACTATGACCACAAAGGCAATTTCGGAATCACAGTCGGCATGGGCGATTTGACAAAGGAAAAATCAGGCTTCCTTCCAGCCGACATCAAGCAGGACACCAATCCTAACTATTCGGGCTGGGGACGTTATACCTCCAACGGCATGTACTCCTTCTCCATGCTGCAAACCCGAAGCTCCGTCTACTTCCAAGCGTACTACCCTGCCTTCATTACCCAGCTCCCCAAATACGATGGAGTGGGCACAATCCCTCCTGAGCTGTCCAAAATGGTACTGGAAGCAAACGGCTTCCAAAGCTCGAAATGGACGAAGAAATATCATGCATCGCCGATCTATCTGGTACACCAGTTCGAAGGCTATCGTGGCTACCTCGACAGCGTCGTAGCAATCGAGGACCATAATCTGATCAACAAGGACGAGCTCGTCGTAGATACAGAGGAACCAAAAGATCCGAAGAACCCCGCTGCCGGAACTTGGACAGAGGTATACAAGTTCTTCCGAATCAATACCCCTGTTAATTTCTTTAAGTACTCCCCCAACCCTACCGATTGCACCATCGCCATCTTAAAAGAAGTATATTAAAGGAGGATTTTCACATGGCCAATTTTAAATACATTGAAAAAATTACCACTTCTAAAGAGCTTCTGGATACGATTAAATCCGAAATCGAACAAATCACTAACTATCCGCATAATGCATCTGCTGGTGAAACACAGGAGAAATCGACCTGGACGGTCATCACAGATCTCACCAAAAAAGATTCCGCTTCCGGCAAAACCTCCGAGCTTGTCTTGAAGGGCATCTCCAATATTAACAACGTGACCAAAGAGTTTTATGTCAAATTCGTCAACCCAGGCTTCACTAACCCGAAGGAACACAGCTCCTTGACGGTTCAAGTTTTGGAAGGATACAACGCGACTGCCAAAACCTTCACAACAGAAGGACATCCAGTCAATTTCGAATGGGCTGACGAGAAATTCGTCGTAAATGGCAAACCAACAGATCGCACGATTGATAAACCTGTCTACCTGTACATGAACGTGATGAATAATCGCCTTTCTCTGGTAGCTGTTGGCGATCCGGCTGTTCACTTTGAAGATTATCGCAAGAGCTTCCTGTACGTAGGCGCACTCAAGCCTTTCAAGTACAACATGGATGATGTGGTTGGAAACATCATGCTGACCGCTGGAGCTGTCGCTGCTGAGCCTGCTGCTCCAATCGCCCCACACGATTATGGTCAATACACCTCTTTTGGCAACAACACCTTGCAAATGCTCGCGACAAAATCCGGCATTCGCTTCCAAAAGCACTACCCTGCCTTCATTACCCAAGCTCCACAGCCGGGCAAGGCGTATTCCGACAGCAAGCTCGGGGACACGGGTCTTCTTCTGGAGCCACAAGGCTTTAACGCATCTGCTTGGACACGCCGTTACCATTTGAGCCCGATTTATGTCGTGCATGGCTACGATGGATACCGCGGCAGCTTGGATGCATGCATTGCCGTTTCGAAAAACAACATTCTCCACTTGGATGAATTGATCATTGATGTCGATCCGAGCGACACGACCAAGAAACACAAGCAGGAAGTATACCGCTATTTCGACCACAATACCGAGCAGAATTTCATGAACTACTCCGCCAACGTAAAAATGGGGGTCGCTTTCCTGAAGGAAGTTCGCTACTAAAAGAAGTCCCTCTAAAACCGTATAGCTAGCAAAAGGGGGAAAACTAGAACGCATCTCTGGTGTTCCCCCTTCTTTTTGGGAGGTGAACCATTTGACCGGGATTTCTTCTCTAACAGCCTATCAATTCAGACTTGCAGACCACTACGCTTCTATTCGCAACTATATCGGAAAAGTAACTTTCACGACTTCGCCCTCCCGTAAGTACTCCTTCGTCTATATTCCCTACGGGCAAAGTGCCAGTATGGTCATGCTGGATTATTTGCTCGCAAATCGGAAATCATTTTCCGCTGACCATCAAGATTCTTTGCAGGATATGATCCGGAATGAGACTAGCATGGCCAATCCCATGGAGTTGGTCGTGGTTTCCGATCGCTCGCCGTTTAAAGAGAGCTTGCTTCAGGACGATGCCTTGGATGCAGACCGGATCATTAAGCAACCGTTACAAGTCATTCGTCGTGTACATTTATCAGATCGGATCAAAACAGCAGGAATGGCAAAGCTCAATCCGGCCCAAATGTCCGTGCGTGTGAATAAGGATGAGCTGCATATTGATTTACCTCCAGCATCCGCCAGCCGTTCTATTTTTGCAGATGCGACCGTCAGGAAAGATCACTCTAGCGCAACACGGACTGAACGATTCGCCGGAAAAAAGATAAACGAGTGGCTCACGGGAGAGCGTACTTCCACGTTCGATTTATTCGTCAACACCGAAAGAAGCTTGGCTGAGCGAAAGTTTTGGGCTTCTCTCTTTGTGCAGATAGAAAGAGAAAACGCAACCAGATCAGTCACTCACAACCTATCTATTGAGAACAGCCTACCTCTTTCCAACCGCGATAACAGACAGACCATGTTTACGGATTGGTCTCATTCCATTGGCGAGCGCCATTTTTCCTTCGATATGATCCGACATTTCGTGCAAGCCTTCCACCGGATTAAAACAAAGCCGACGAAGGTGCTTCGCGACATGGACTGGGCTTACCTTAAAGCCCGTCAGTATGACGCCTTGCTGCACTTCCTTCATCGCGCAAGCAGGATTGCTGCGCAAAACTTAGCTATCCATCGAGCTTCTACAGGTTTTCGTACCATGCGTCAAGATGGTTCCCTTTTACAGAAGCACGACTGGGGCTATCGGGATTTCACGCGTCTTCTCTCCCTAGATTCCTTTTCACCAACAGCCTTCCGTCCGTACCAGAATGACTTGTACATTAATCGCTCTCGACTCCATGCTGCTCGTCCCTATCAATCACTAGGCACACTCATGATGGAATATGCAATTGGCAATCGGGACGTGGTTTCAGACCTCGCTATTCTCTTGTCACAACTTTCTGGAACCCGTTTGATTCAAACTGATGCTTCACTTTTGACGCATCTTGAACAAGCCACTCGACAAAACAGACACCATCTGTTTATCCCAAATCCCCTCTCTGATTCTCGGCGCGAAAAAGTCAATCTACTCTGGGTTCCCCAACATTTTGAGCTCGGAAAGAAACACCTTTCCCGCCCCACTTCCATTATGACGGATGACCTTCGCGCAAATCGCCAGCTCGTACATGCTGCTCATCTTTGGGAAAAGGAACGCGCGATCGATCTTAGTGGGGGCAAAGCACCTAAGCCATCCTTTTATCAGGATGAGAATGACATTTTCGCCAATCTGGAAAATGTACGCCCAAGTCTCCTGGCAGAGGATATGATCTTCGCGACCATCTTACGATTACTGCCCGCTCATCTTTTGGAAGACATCCTCGCTTCCAAAGAATTTCCTTCCCACCTGATGGACGACATGATTTTTGCCTCGCGCCTGACAGACGGCCAAAGCATTCTGGAGGCACTCATGGAATGGGCGCTGACCAACAAGACTTTCGATGCTTATGTAGATGAGGAATTTTTGGAGGGTGTGCGAACGCGGGTTCAGGCATTGATCGAATCTGAGGTCATTTTCAGTAAAACGTTGCAAGACAGAGCCGGCATTCTTTCCTTTGATACATCGGAATCCACCCGCCCGAATGAGGTTCTCTCGCATCTGGAGGAGGACAGTGTTGCAGGAAACCGGGAAGTATTACTCTCTTCCACGGTTGAAGGGGTCGAAATCACTAGTCAAATGGAGGTAGCCCCTTCATCCATTACAGAGGCACTTGTCGGCGAAGATGTATTCCGCCCAGCTGAGCTGCAAATTGAGCATCCTTTTGGTTACGTGGAACCTGATCCGTCCTTTTTGTTCGAAGAGCATACAGCCCGTAAATCCGCTCACGCCAGCGATCTTGACGAGTTGCCAGTCACTGCACTGTTGCGCAGCAGAATCACGGAATTGTGCAGCGGCTATCTCTTCGCTACCTCCCCGCATGAACGAGCCAGTTACCTCGTCGATTTATACGATGTGGCAGAAAAAAGCACGCGTGATGGAGAGCTCCAAGACGATGAATGGCGAAAGTATGCCAAGCTCGCGCTGGAACAAACGGTATTGCATGAGCAACTGATTGCCTATCAGCCGGAAGCAGCTGCTCATTTGATCGAATCTATCCTCAGTTACAAACAACCAGATCAAGCAGTTATCAACGCAGATTGGGTCGCTTCAAACCAAGAGCACGCTACCTCGCTGCTCACCCAAATCATGGGTAAAAAAGAACTCGCAGACGCCGTCATCCTGGAATACTTGGCTGGCCAATTGGATCATAGAAAAGGTCATATCGAGAAACCATTACTTTCTGTTCGCGACTACAAGAAAGCATGGGCAGATCGTATAGAAGAAATAGGACAAGGTTTGGTCTACGACTACTCTAACGATGTACTCGAGGCTGAGCATAATCCCGAGCATTGGTCAGGTGGTTTTTCTGTTCCAGAGGCATACGATCCTCACGATCCATTCAATGCATACTATCCATGGACGACGGATATGAATGCACTCGCGATGGGGCAAGACAACTGGACACGTTTTGGCTCTGGCACTTGGGAGCATAATCGCAACCAAGGCACTTTTACCCATACCAAGGGCTCTAGTGGCATGAGCGGCTACATTCGAAATGACTTTACCTATTCAGACTATCAGTTTGAGGTCGATTTCAAAGTAGATGAGCCCGCAGATGGAGACAGCGCTGGCATCGTGTTCAAATATCACAACGACCAGAACTACTGGATGTTCGTCGTCAGTGACGGAAGCGCCAGCGGTATGCCGCGGCCCATGCAGCTTTTCAAAGTAGAGAATGGTAGATCAACTATGTACTCTACCCCGATGAACCCGTTTGCCTGGGAAAAAGAGAAATGGTACACGCTGCGTGTTTTGGTTACGGGAAACCGCATCCGCGTCTGGGTAGATCATAACCTGCAATACGATTTTACGGATTAGAGGTGATCATTTTGGGTCATACGTTTGGCATTTTTTCTAAATCAGTGGGCAACGTCACATTCGGAAAAATGCGCTCCTCATTAGTAGAGGGCGCATTCCACCCGAATCATCCGGACAATCCGGACAGCCCCAATCGTCCTCGTGCAGAGGATCGGTACGCTGGGTATCAGAATCCGCTTTTGGGCGATCCCGGCAAGGGTCAAATTGGTCGTTGGCAGACGGTCAATCTCGACTCTCTCGAAAGCATGATCGATCAGATGATTGAGCAATTTGTCCGGGACAAAAATTGGTATGCCAAGGTTCGTTGCCGCGAAGCGCTTTGGAACATGTACCGTCGCCTGGAATGGTGGGTCAACCAGCAAATCGATCCGCAAAAAAACGACTACCAGCGCGCCTTGCTCATGGTTCGAGATTGCATTTACAAAATCCTGAAAAACGCCGAGCAACCGGATGGAACCCATCAAAATGTTTCGCTGCCAGTTTGTCCGGCTCCTTATTATCATCACTTTAGCGGTTACTATCTCAATCATTACGATGCCATCGATAAAGAAGTCCCTACATTTGATATGCGTACTCTCCCGCTGTCCGATAAGTTTCACGGCTTGTTCCGATATGTCTCCTCCACCGAGGATCAAGAATGGAAGATGGTTCACTCTGTCGGCTCCAATGAGATGGCGGGGAGTGAAAACATCATGAAGCTGGATGTGACCACACTCAAGCACGGTAATTCCAGCAAAGTGACTTTTCAATGGCGCTTTAAAAAGCAAGGATTTATTCGTTTCAAGTACATGGCTAGCACCGCTCCTGGCGATGGGTTGCTGTTTTTTATTAACAACAATCAGGTTGGCGGGGAATGGAATCAAAGCAACAGCTGGCAGGAAGCAAAGTTTCACGTCAAGCCAGGGCAGACGTACAAGTTTGATTGGTTTGTGCGGCGGATGAGTGATCGGCGGTTTGGGAAAAATGCGGTTTATGTCAAAGATGTGGAGTGTGTTGAGGTGGTGCAGAGCTTGGATGAGCAGACGCCGCCGGATGTGGATACATTGGGGAACAAGGCTTTTGCTGATCCCAAATGGCAATGGCTTACCAGATCAAGCAAAAGCATTATGACGACTTACTATAACGGTGAAGTGACCGAGGAGATCAATGGGAGAGAAGTCTCCATCTCACTAGACAACGAATGTGACGGTGTTTTTTCTTGGAGTCATAAAATGGGGAGAGTAACTCCACCCTATCAATTTGATGTTAATACTTTTTTTGATGACACTTTTCAACAAAGCATTATGCATGGTAGCGGACTATATGGAAGTTATGCTTCTTCTCATCATGGTCCTCCATGGTCACTTGATCCCTACGAGCACTACTCTGAGACCACATCCGGTGATGCTAACATTACTTACGATGTTCGCATCGGAGATAAGACCACGGTCAATGTAAAGGGCGAAGTAGAATTAATCTGCCCTCCTCTGTCGATTGATCATTACAATCCACAAGTTATCTCAGATTTGGACGCAGATACAGCACACTTCTCTTTTTCCGGCGTAAACGTTTGGAAAAGATGGTCTCATCCTGATTTCAATATGCAAGCATTGGTAATGGAAGACCCCATACGCCAAGGTACTGGCGATGCATCCACTACCGTTACTCTTTTTGACGATGGCTGGTTTGAATTTGATTATGCTTGTGATTTTCGCCCTTCTGAAACACTTGAGGTGCTGGTAGACGGGGAGCAGGTGCTTGTGTCAGCCTCTACCACAGAGATCCAATCGGCAAAAATCCCTCTTACCAAAGGCACTCATACGATTACTTTTCGAGTGACAGACAGTTATACGGAAGAGCCTTTTCGAGCTGAAAAGGACACGGACTTTGATTACGATGATGATTCCGAAAAAATACGTGGCCGCTTCGGAAGCTATATTTCTGTAGATCGCCCTAATGATTGGGACTACAGCCGCACCAAAAAGATGGCAACTACAACCGAGAATAGAGCAGAAATAGATTATCAAGTGAAACTGAACCCAGGTGCTTCACTGAATTTTACAGAGAAGGTTTTACTGGAGCCTGTCATTGATGTAACAGACTTTGACCCGGATCGTTCCAAATACGTTCGTGTCTTTTCAGAGGACTTCAATTCAGGTGACGAACGTTGGAGCAGAGATATAGATGTCCGGGATAACTGGAAATGGGTAGACATTTACCAACTCTATCATCCTGAATCGAATACTGGAGATATTGATGATGGTGTTCTGATGGTCAAGGATCAGGATGGAACTACAAATCGCGTTTATTTACGTGATATTGAATTGAAAAATCCTGGCTTTGTCCGCTTTGAATATGGAGGAAAGTACAGCCGTTATGAATCGTTGAAGTTATATGATAACGGCAAACTGATTTGGGAAGGAAACGAAAATCACGAATCAGCCGTAGGTCTTTATCGGGAAGTTGCACTCCCTGCTGGAAAACATTCTTTGAAATGGGTCTACGAGGATTTGGAAGAGATCGAAGTAGAGGTAGGATCTGGTTCAGGGGCTGGAGGCAGTGGTTCAGGAGGTACTGACGAACCTGAAGAACTTACCCCGGAGGAAGGGGGGCAAAAATGTTACAAGGCTGGGATTAAGAATCATGACATAGATTATTCCCTTTACGATAGTGGATTACCTAGTAGTATCACAGGAAGAATGTTTTATAAGGGACATGAGCAATCAAAAAATGGCGGAATTGTCACTCGGGAAGTGACTGCTCCTAGTTTTGCCTCTTATACGTATTCCGAGAAGCTTAAAGTATTTGGGGGAACAGGCATACCGAATAACGCCCCTTCAAAATCTGATCTAGATTATAGCGGATTGAAACTAAATTCAAATCTGAAAATGATAAACGGATATCCCGTTTTATTTACAGATTCAATCGTTCCAGGTAACACGGTTAAACACGTCATCAGTTTTACTGGTGGGGGTATCATAACATTACGTTGTAAATTCGCTTCTTTAGTAAGAGATCTGGATAAAAGTAAAGAACCAAAAATAGGGATAGAGTATAAAGGCTATCGAGCATCCTTTCAGATGGTGTTATCCTCCACCCCACAAGGTAGCGGTGATTTAGTATGGTCCTGGACCCAAAATGCAGGTAGTTCTCGTGACTATAAAAATATTGATTGGTCAAAAGCGAAGGATGTTTTCGTTAAGCTAGATGATTATGGCAGACTATTCCCAGTAAGAAAGTGGTATTTACAGCTTATTTTTAAGGATGAATACCCTGATAATGATAGGGTAGATAGTAATCTTCAGTTTGCCGCTATCAATAATTTAGTAATAACCACCACACAGCGGGATAACGAAGGAGAAGATCTTTATGACACGACAGAAGTAAAAATGGAAGTCATCGATAAATCCACAGGAAAATCTATAGGTAAACCATACCCAGCCTACTATAACGGTGTAAGCCAATACAATAAAGCAGAGCGGGAGCATCCGATACAGCTAGTCATTCCACCAGGTAAAACCTATCAAATCCGATATACACTTGTAAAAGGCCCTGGAACGAAAGGCGGATTACACGGTAATGGCGGATCATTTCGATTGTCTGAAGGAAAATTCAAAGAGAAATGGGAAGATTATTGTCATGACTCTACCGGACATTACTACCCCAAAAAAGAAACGCCTTATACGGGAACTCCCCCAACCCCACCTGCTACAGAATGGGTAATCCCTCCCGATTCATGGTGCTGGCTAGATGCCATCGAAGTATGGGAAAGCCCTGATCCGGTTCGTTTATGCAAAGACACGAGATTGCGTGTCAGAGTCTATGACGAGGATTCCGACGAATTGATCTCCGAGGATGAATACGATGGTGATGACGAGCAATTAATCGAAGTTGCATTAAACAACAATACCCCAGAAGCAAAAAGGTACAGAGTGAATTACCGATTCTTAACGAAATGCGACGACATGGTTTCCCTATCGGACGCACATGTGCAATTGGAAGACGTGAAGCCTCTCAAAAAGTCATCCTGTACCGTCAGTGGGTTCAAGGTCACCGAAAATACGGCTATTTGGATGGGGGGATGCAACGGAAGCAAGATGCATTTGAACGTGTATGGACAAAACGGAGCTTTGATTCATTCACAAACCTTTCTGGAAGAAGGGCGGCAATCCTTTGGCCTCGCTTCTCTCCTACCTACCTCCTCCCCCTCCTATCGCTTTGAATTCATCACTGAGCAAAAAGGCACAACCAGCGCCGTAACTGGCAAAGAGTACAAAACAACATTCCGAATGAGGGATTTCCAAGCCATAGAAACATGGGAACTGATTCCCGAACCTTTCAATTCCAAGCTCGAATTTTATATCGACAACGTATTAATGGACACTTTCACGCAACAAGGCGGCTTCTATGATCACTACTACCCTGTCGAAGCAGGCAAACACACGTATAAGTGGAAATTCATCGCGCAAAGCAGCGGACAAGTCTGGGATGGTTGCGAAATAGACTACATCAAACTAACCAACTGGATCTGCGACAAGGTCCTCGTCACCCCCTACTGCGATCCCGGCAGCGGAGACAAATGCGTCGAAGCACTGATCAAATGCTTGCTCGCGATCTGGAAACAACGCCCTGAGGCATGTGTGATTGGCAAACGAATATGGCTATTTACGTAAGGAGGTACTTCTATGAGTGTAGTTTCTCGGCGTAAATCGGGGTTTCTCTTCGAGGATTCTTTCGATTCTCTTACCCTCGATTCCAAGTGGAACATGACACCAAATGACTCTTCAAGGTGGTCGCTATCAGACGCTCCAAGCTCGCTCCGTTTAAAAGGCGGAGCCGAGCCGCTTCAACTCTTTTTAGACACACTTACACCCGTGAAACAATTCGTCCTCGATATGAAAAATTCATACAATCCGAAAGCTTCCGGAAGCACAGGCGGATTGACTGTCTTCATTAACCACAATGACTTTTTCCACGTCGAAGAATACTACGATGCATCGCAAGGCACTGCAAAAACCTTCCCCTGGCTTCGATTAATACGCGACTACAATACCTACACCGCGTATTGGTCCAAGGACGGAGCCATCTGGCACATCATCGGTTCGGAGGAATTCAATCGCCTTGCTCCCAAAATCGGTATATTTCTCAACAGCAGCGCTACAGACGACTATCTGGACATGGAACACGTCCGCGTTTTCTCCCTCCCCACTCTCACAGTCTCAAACCTCTCCCCCGGCATCCGCGTGGAGCTGCTCGATTCTACAGGAACCGTTGTCGACTCCAAAACGTGCCGGACAAGCCAAACATCCATTCAATTTGATATGACTCAGCATCCTATTCCTTTCACTGGCTCCCTACGTTTTGCGGAAGCAGACGGAAAAACAACCATTAGTTCCAGCGACCAGATGGAAATGTGGGGCGGAGACGAATACGACTTTTCCCCCTCTCTCACCCTCTTTTTTATCGATGGCGAAGGAAATGAGGTCCACCTGCAAGACAACACGGAGGAGTTTCTCGGTCATATGCTCCAAGGCCAGTATAGGGAAGTGAAAATGATCGCTCGAAATACGATGCATCATGGGACTTTTACAGGTATCCAAGGGGTTCTCACCTCTTATGCAGGTACCGATCAGTACAAACGGCTTGTAGATGTCGCTACAGACAAAAATGGCGTGCCTGGTACGTGGGGCGACTCCTTCACCCTGCCAGATACTGCGGCAGGAAATGAACAAGTTTTCTGGACGCGGATTTCTCGAGAAACTGATCCATCTCTCGTAGATAAAACGACGCATGTCCATTTTGGGATCAATTTCTCCGCCGTTTATACCAAATAAATCGAAAAGGAGCTGAACGTATGTCGGTCAGAATCACCCGAACAGGCACCGAAGTCGTCCTCGATCATAATGAGTTGGCCAACAAGGGAAAACGTACCCACGCCGAAATCGACTCCTACCTCCAGGAGCTGGATGATGCCAGAGAGAATAAACCGAGCTTACAGGATAAATTCCTTGAGCTAAAAGACAAAGACGATGAACAGGATCGTCAGCTTGATGCCGTGAAAGGTGCTGTTTCTACCTTTCAAACGGGGCTGAATACGTTATCGTCAACGGTCAGTGCGGCAGAAGCGAAAAATCAGACACAAGATCTCCGTCTTTCACAAGTCGAACAAAAAAACGCACAGCAAGACCAAGCCATTTTAAAGCTGCAAAGCGATGTCTCCTCTAACCCGAACGCCGAGGTGGTTGCTGCACGCAGGGATCGGGATGGGAGAACTTTTCCCAGTCTAAAAGCTCGGTTGGATGATATGCAGGGGAAGATTGGTTCTGGGGGTGGCGGGGGAAACAATGGGGGAGCCTCGAGCAGTTCATTTGATTTACAGTCCCCAATCAATATTTTACTGAATACCTTCCGTGATGCGGAAACACATAACAGACCCGCCTATCGTCAAAACAACATGTATGTAGATGTATTTAGTGATTCCTCAGGAATTGATATCGAAAAGTCATCTTCTTTTGCCATTATAAATGGTACTGTTTCACCCGGACTTCACGATACAAACATCATCATGTCCAGTCCAACTGAACCTGCCCCTTATCACGTAACCTCGTCTAGTGAAACGTCTGGTTACCCTGGATGGAAGGGAATCAACGGAAATGTAACTGATTACTATTATTCAGATGGAGCGACTCCTCCGGCAGAAGGTCATTGGTGGCAAATTGACTTTTTCGTCCCTAAAATTATTACTAAGCTCGCAATCCGAGCTCTTGGAATCTCAAGTGGGCAATACGGTCTTGCCACGTTTACTCTGCAAGGTTCACAAGATAATACGAATTGGACAGATTTATACGCAGGATCTCATGCAAACACAGGTTCAGAGTTAGAACACAGCTTTACGAATACCTCTGCATACCGCTTTTACCGCCTGGCCAAGCTTCGAAGTTATCTCAGAGCAAACCCGGTGACTTATACTGGTTGGAACGAGATTAAATTCTATGAAACTATTGACGCTGTTACTCTCGTGACTAAGCCAGTTAATGTTGGCAGCTCTCCAAATAAGATTATTACAACTGCGGAGTATACTGACGGGGTCACCTTCGACCTGACCCTTGATGGAACAACTTGGGTAAACAACATCGATTTAAACAAGCTGCTCGATACTTCTTCGCTAAAAGGTACAAACCTCCAATTACGAGCTAACATTCCAGCTACAGGCAGTTTAAAATCTTTGGGATTTACTTGGTATGACGATAGCATGCTTGTTGAGATGCCAGGTAAAGAAGGGGGAGGCGGGGATCGTAGCAGCACCAAACCGTTAGTTGACGTCGTCGCAGCTACTAATATTTTGCGTAATACTTATCGTACTTTGGAAGGTGCGAATCAGGGAACGTCGGTTTGGCATAATTTGTATGCAGATGCATTTGTAGATACGTCTGGAATTGATGCCTCTAAGTCCGAATCCTATCAAATTGGAAACGGAAAATTCACCAAATCAGCAGGCGCCGTTTATAGCTGGCAGACACTAGGTGTACAGACTGCTTCTTCTGTTGGAGATTACAACAATAACAATACTACCTATCGACCATTCAAAGCAAATGGCACCACATCAATCTATTCTGTTGAAAAAATCGCAGACGATAATGCCGCTGTATCTCCAGGCGGATATTCTGACTACTGGCTTCAGAGTGGTACTAGTGCTGACTTATTCATGAAATGGGCGACACCCATAGAAGTATCCAAAATTATTCTTTGGATGAACGGCAGTTATGGCGCGGATCACAACTATTGCGATCATCAAATTTTCGTCAAAAATCCTTCAACGGGTAAATGGGAGGCTGTTACTCCAAGGATTAATCTCGCTTCCAAGACCGATAAAGGAGTACATGGGGACGGTTCATGGCACTACCCTATCATCCTGGATTATCTCATTAATGAGGTCAAAGTAACGGTATGGAATAAAAGCACATACATGACCGTTACTGAAATACAAATACTGCAAGCATCTGACAAAAATCCTGTCATGGTTTCCAAACCGATTCCATTGGCAAAAGCTCCGACCCATCTGGTACTGGATGCAGAGTACGAGGGTAATCTCAGCATTGATTTGTCCCTCGATGGAGGAACCACGTTCACAGCTGGTGTTCCTTTAAATCAGCTAGTTGATTTAAGCACTTTCCTACCAGGTACGTCTCTTGTCATTCGAGCCAACCTTAGCGATAAAGCAGTACTCAATAGTATTGGCTGCATTTGGTATGACAAAGACACTCTCCCGACTTATACAGATACGGTAGGCGATAGCTCCGGAGGTAACGTACCTGGCAACGCTGTTTCAATGATTCAAGTAGAAAAGTATGGAGTTACCTCCTCTCCTACTTCTCCCTCAGAAGTAAATATCATCATCCCCTACACTTCTGACTTCAAATTACCCCCTATCGAGGTTTTGAAATTTGCCCCCGGTGAACACAATTACTCTCTCGAGATTGCATCCTTTTCTAGTAACGAGGCCTCTAACTTTGACCATGATAATTATATGGAACTGGATGGTACGTTAAGGCTTAAAACCGACTACTCAATTGAATTAACAGAAGCCGTAGTGCTCCCATCTGGTAATAGTGTGTACTTATTCCCCCTTGATGTGAATCAATTTTCGCATATAGAGAAAATCAAGTTGAATTGAATATGACTACGATTAGAGATCAAATTAGTATTACGAAAAGTTCAATGAATTGTTGAGGTGAAAAAAATGCCCATTCCAGCAACAACCGGACAATTAAGATCAAAAATTTCAGATATGCAGATCGGTGACTATGTAAAGTGCTGGTACTCGTTCCATAAAACCAGTGGAAGCTTGTCAGATAGTCCAGCAGGGATATTAGTTGGGTTAGGGACAGATACTTTCTCTACGGCTGGAGAAAAGCCAGTAACAGGAGAGTCTACTACTTACAGCTCCAAATTTTTTTATTTTGTGAAAGTTGCCAAAGGATTGCTAATCGCTGACAGGGTATGTCAACACTCTATCTCTTGGGATGTTCTGAATGCCGGGAAGGTGATACAAGGGAAGCCCTATTCGTTTAGTACAAGCTCGAATATCTCACAAGGCTGTGCTTCGAGTGAGAATATTTCAGGTACACTCCGTTCGCTCACAGGTGGAGTAGCCTATGCGAATGGTAGCGGAAGCATGTCTACAACTGACAAAGAAATTGGAGCTTGGCCCATTAACAATGAATGGGACAAATATATAGTGAATTTTCCTATTGGTAAGATTCAAACAGGTAAAACAATTGATGACGTATTTCATTTTCTAAGTACCTCTACTTGGTGTCAGGATACACCAAGCCTTTCAATGCCATCTGCTCCAAACACGGCGAGAGTAGGAAGAGGTCACTTAAAAGCAAAGGAATTTGGATATATTCCAAGTATTACTGTAACAGCTAATTTGGCATGCTTTCGCCCAGTATTCGAATATAAGGAGGTGTAGCGGATGGCTACAGTTGGACAACAGTTATCACAGCCAGAATCTGGATGGAAACGATATGATGATAATGTAGTTGGATTTAAATATACAGGTAGTGGTTGGACATTAGGCACTTCTTCAAATGGTTCTGTTAATGAATATAGACAAACACAGCATTTCACAAACGTAGTTGGCGATAAGGTGTCCTTCGAATTCTCAGGGACTAAACTAAGAGTGATTGCTCAAAGGAATACAAATCGTTCTACAGTCGTTGATATTGTACTAGATGGTGTAACATATACCTATTCTGAAAATGGCTCACTACAATCACAGACTTTATTGTTTGAAAAAACTGATTTGCCTAGTGGTGTCCACACTGTAGAGATTAAACATGGTACAGGAGGTTCGCAATATATCTCACTTGATGCAATAGATATTGATGATACGGGGTCTATTAAACTTCCTCCTGGCGTCCAGTTAACATCACCAGATCAAGGGTGGAAAAGATACGAGCCAAATGCTGGTTGTTTTAAAATGGATGGATCAGGCTGGGCTAGTAATAGTGGCTTTGACTACGGAACAGCTACATTCACTGGAGCAAAATTTTCATTCTTAGTAACAAACACGACAAGCGTCCGTGTATTGACTTATCCTGCCACAAACCGAGCTGATCAAAAAATTCGATTCAATGGTGGTGCGTATACGGAATATGATAACAATGCGCTTCCATCTGCTCCTAATATGCTCGCATTTGAAAGAATAGACCTTGATCCTAATCAAACCTATTTGATAGAGGTTGAGCCAGTTTCTGGATCAGGAGCATGGTTTGGAATTGATGCTATCGACATTATGACATCTGGGCGTATTTATCATCCCGATGAAGTGACTAATGTCAAAGATTTGAGTGTGGGGAAGCGAATTCGTTTTAACTATCTTGCATTCAATGCAGCATATGGAGTGTTCTCTCTTGGAGAAGAAGTAGGATCATTTTTGCCCATTGTTCCTGTTGCTAGTGCAAATGGTGATGGCTATTTTATTATGGTTGACACAACTTATAAGGGCGATAAGATTCTTATCGCTGACCGTAATACTCAAAACTTATCATGGGATGCCTTAAATACGGCAGGGGTTGCAAGTGGAAGTGGTCTTCCTATAAAAGGATTGCATACGATTCCGGCAATGTCTGGATATTCTTCCCCGACATGCACAGTTTCTGCTTCAACCGAATTTGATCAAACAAATCACAATGCATGGAAAGCATTTGATGTATCAAGCATATCCTATTGGACAAGTACTTCTGCAACCGCAACGACAGAGGAAGTCTTAAAGATTCAATATGTATCGCCAGTAAAGATAACCTCTTACCAATTGCATGCAAAATACGGCCCAAAGCAATGGGCGTTTGAAGCTTCTAATGATGGAATCGTTTGGGATATACTCCACAGTGGTGATGAGCAAACTGCCTGGAATGAAACAATAAAGACTTTTTCATTCAATAATGATAAGACTTATTCCCAGTATCGGATTAGAGTATTGGAACGACATGTGTGGAGCAGCACTTATTACTATGTTGGATTTTACACCGTTCAGTTGTTCACTTCCCCTGAGCAAGAAATGGCAATGCGACTGTTGACAGGCGGAGTTAGCGCAACAGACAAAGACAACGAATGGGATACGTACATTACCGATGACCAGATCTGGAATAATGTAAATCACGGTTCATGGACCAGTACTACTGATCCATCCAATTCAAAGGCCCGCGTGATACGAGGTTATAACGGTCTCAAAAACTGGACATCTGGTTCGACAGATCTTACAACACCAAGTCGAGGCTTCCGTCCAGTTCTTTTAATCGAGCCCCTCCACAATAATAGATTCCTCATACTAGACGGAACAGACGTGAAAACATACACTTCTTCCGGCTGGGAAACCGTTGGTGCTGCTCCCCCTACAGACGATATGTTTCTAAATAAAGGCATGCTCGACCTCTCTACATGCGCCCCATACTTGAAAGATTTAATAGACAAGTCCAACATCAAAATCCTTGTTTCGAAACCTAAAAGAGAACACACGGTTGCTCATCTTACTGGAGTTCCTGTACCAAGGATCGTAAAAATGAAGAATGATGTTAGCTTTCTCAGCACCTCAAAAATCAACTCTTTAACCTTATCAGGTACAGAGAAAGGCGTTTTAAGAGTAGCAATAAGTACGGACAGTGGAGCAACATGGGAAGCAAAACAAAAGGATGGCTCGTGGACAACAGTTGATGTTAATAACTCTAATGATTTCAAAGCAAAAGCGATGACAATAGACGATTTCAATAGTATCTCTGAATGGGACGGGAAGATTGGCCAAGCTAGAAACTTGCGATGTGCGTTCTACTTCGAACAGTCATCATCCACAGATGAAACAAGCCTAGACTCCCTTACCATGAATGTAGACTTACTAGATTCCTGGGACATGGCCATACCTGGAGTAGATTACAAATACGAGTATAACCGAAATACAAATCTGCGAGTCCTTTTACTCTCCGATGGAGATTACAAAATAAATGTAGGCTCTGGCGGTAGCAGTGGCTCCACGATCACTGAGGTAGATGGAGGTACATTCTAATGACAATACCAATCAAATTCAAACGAGGAAAAGAAACGAATTTACCTTCTTCAGCTCCTGCTGGGGAACCGCTTTTTACTACAGATACGCATAAACTATTTATTGGAACTGGTACTGGGATTATTAGTGTCGGGGCTGATCCAGCATTAAAAGACCGGATTGATTCGATAGAAAAGCAGCGAAGCACCATTACTTATACGCACCACGAGGATTTTAGCAACCGCTCCCGTATCGATTTTGATAAGACTACGGCGGCAGTTCGGACAAACGAAGTCAGAGTTGCCAAAACAGCTTCCTTTCAAGAGAGCTTTGAAAACACCAATTACTACGACAAAATCAACTCCAGTAACATCCTGTTCGATACTTCGACCCAAAAAGCAGCACTTGCCCCCGGAAATCTGGAAGGAATCCTCTATAGCAAACCGATCCCTGTTAAAAACTCCGATACCGTCACAATAAACGCCAATACTGTCCTTCCTTCTACAATGGCGTTTTCTCACTCGGAACGTCTAACCAACGATGATACTCGCTCCTATTTCCAACCAATTGCATTTACAGATCGAACGAATCGGACATGGCACGTCGCTTTCCTGAAAACGGAGGGAGTTTATTATCGGGTTGAAAATCCGGATGGATCGCTTGCTTTTGAAAAAATATCTCCTACTCCCTTCAGTTCTGATTTTGATCCTGCTTCCTCTTATGGAAGCTTTGTTTCTAATGTAAGTTTCGTGGTCGACTATAACAATCGAGTATGGCTGGGTGTGCCGACTAGCAAAAATAACTACAGTAGACACCTGTATCTTGGGTGCATTAATAGTGATGGTAGTTTTATTAAGGATTGGCGAATCATCAGTACCGCAGGTAGTGCAGATCTTTATTACAAGTCTTCGTCTCTTTGTGTAGATAAAAATAATCATATTTGGTTTGGTTGGACATATGGATCCATGAGCACATATGTCATAAAATTCGATAGTGAAATGAATATCTTAATACCGGCGTTTCCACTACCGGGAACGAATTCTTTCGCTTATGGACACTTGATCAGCCTTAACCTTTTTTATGACAATGCGCAAGAGGCAATTGTATCCATCCATCATACAGATAGCAAGAGTGGGGTCTACCTCACAAAGATAAGCCTAACGGGCGCTCCCATACAGACTATCAAGCAACTTACTATACAGCACTTCACTGACTCCTTAGCCACTTATTTTGACCCAGATACACGTAAAATTATTATTGCCGCCGTACGAAATGCCAGTCCTCGCTCCATTTATGTTTGTACAATAGACCCTGTTTCAGGTACCTTACTTCAAGCAAAAGCACTTACCCGAACTGCCGATCGTATCCATAGCTTAGTGAAAGACGGGAATACCTATCGCTTCACCTATGACACCCAATTGACTGGAAAAATCTGCTCCTTGTCTGTGAATGCAGATACACTAGAGATCGCCGATGATGAGACAATCGTGACGAATTTTAATGGCAGCCTCTCCTATGTCTATAAGGACTCCAATCAAAATATTCGCTGTGTTTACGCATCCACCGCCTATAGTAAAAATCTCACGATGATGCGTAGTAATTTTGTATCTACCCCCTCTTCAGTAACAATGGAAATTTCCCCAGACCATGGTGCACAGTGGTTACCCGCTCCAAATGGACAGGAGATAAAGTTTTCATCCCCAACCGATACGATAAACCTTAGGATAAAGCTTATAACGCCAACAGTAACCATGACCCCCGAGATAACAAAATTCAGCCTGACAATCGGAGGAGAATCAGGCACTCTTTCACAAGAATTCGTCAGTAATCGTCTGCCGTCTGTATCTCCCATTCTTAATGCAGTGTTAACAGCGGAAGAGGATCAGAAGCATGGTACAATCAGTTGGTTTATTACTAATGACGGGGGTTCTAATTGGCTTCCTGCAACACTAGGAGAACAGATTACCTTCCCTAATCCGATCAACTCGGACCTGAGAGTAAAGGCAATTCTTCATTCTCCTAGTGGAGTTCTGGATAGTCCAGCCATCCATAGCTTCACCGTCCTTTCCTCTAATCTTGTATCCGATTTTATAGGTAAAACAGGAACCAACCTAACCGCCACCATGTCCGCCGATCAAACCCTAACCGCAGCAGATACCTTCACCAAAATTAATTTCAATCAAACCACCCACGACGCCATCCAAGAATTCGATAAAAGCCAAAGCCGCTTTGTAGCAAAAGCACCAGGCGAATACTTAATCATCGGCTCGGCACGCATCAAAAGCCCAACCACTTCACCCAACGGACTGCATCTAGAAATCCGAATCAATGGTGAACTCCATAAAGTACTCAGCAGTATTGTCTCCTATTCCAACCATGCCTGGTGTTTAAACGGCTCAAGCATCGTCCAGCTAAAGCCCGGCGACTATGTAGAGCTTTTCGGCTACTCCTTTTTTGCCAATGGCGTCATAGAAGCCACCCCCGCTTATTCCTACTTCCAAATCAAGCAGTTGTGGTAGCATTTTCACCCAAAACACTGTGAGAATTTCCCCAAACTGTCTACTCTATATATAGACCTCACAAGAGAAAGCAGGTGAATAAACGGATGATCCAAACACTACTCAACTCTTCCACTCTCCCCTTGGTAGTATCCAGTGTGCTGACGGCAATCGTCACTTATCTGGTTGCTCGCCACAACAACAAGAAAGAGTTGATGATTACAGACAGGCAACAAATCTCGCAGGAGAACCAGCAAATTCGCCAGGAGCTTCGTCAGGAAATGGACAAGCTCCGGGAAGAACTCCATGTTTGGCGCAACCGTTGCATGGAGCTTGAAACCATCGTACAGGAGTGGCGAGATAAATACACGACGCTGGTAGTAGAGAGGCAACAGCTGGAGTTTCGTGTAAAAGAGCTGGAGACCGAACTCAAAACGTACATGCAAGCGAGGATTTCCTAGACGTTGCCGATCCAGCCGTACCTCCTCCACAAAGGGTCATCTACGAAGGTGACACCTACCTGCCTTGGGGCGAGATCTCGCCCCGCGAACTAACTCCCTTCCAAATGACGGCTGGATATTTTCCCCGAAGTACACCCCGCTCTACTTGCAAAAGGAGGAACAACCTTTGATTGACATTGACCAATTCATTCACAGCCTGAGTCTGCTTACTTTTATGGCGATCTTGATAGAAGCCGTAACCGAAATTTTAAAGAATGCCTTCCCCGTACTGAAAGACCGCTCCACTTACATCCTCTCCATCCTCATCGGCATTTCGCTCTCCCTCGCTTTTCAAGTCAACCCCTTTGGTCTTGAGGGCGGCGGCTACTACGTTTCTGCCGTGCTGGCTGGTATCCTCACCAGCCGCGGAGCGAACTACCTTAATAGCTTTGTGAAAAAGCTGAATACGTCTCCGAAACAATAA